GGCGAGGAGCTTTGTTTGTAGCGATTGAGGTATGTTCATAAAGGTGTGAGGGCGGCTAATTGGAAGCCCGCCCTCTTGGTTTAAAACTTTTTCAGATACTCTTTCGCCCGTTCTCCTAAATACCTGCGGGCACAGCTAGTCCGGTGATGTAAGACCCAGATCTTGGAGAATCGGTCCACACCTGGAAACCAGTGACAAAGTAGAAGATATAGGCTGCTGCAACTCCGCCGGATTGACCATAGATTGGGAACATTATATTCCCATCAACATCATAGTAATCCAGGTCTTGCATAATTGCCCGGCCCCAGTGCGAGAGGTCGAGGTAGTCGATCTTGGTCTGGTCCGCGTGAATCGTTGCCTTCAGCTTCACGCCGTCCATCGAGAGTTGATCCAAGTCGAACAACCCGTCCCACTTCTTCGTCCCGCCGCCCAAACCTTCCTTGATGATGCTCGAAACCGTGATGGCTAGAGCCTCATAGGCCTGTTGCTGGCCGATGTAGGTATGCGCCACGAGTTTCGCGGTCGTCATCTTCGCGCCCAAGGCTTTGCGAATCAGGTTGAACGCGGTGCGGACCTGGGAAAGCGTCAGGTTCGAGGACTGCGCGTTGACCGCCGGAGTCTGCAATTCCGTGGGGTAAGTGACGCGGTTGAGGTTGAGCCAGACGCCGGTGGTGGCGTTGTTCTGGTGGTAGCGCAGACCGAACAAGCTGGTCGGCGAAGCACCGGCAAGACCCGAAATCACGATTGCGTCTCCAACGAGCGTTCCGGCCGGAACCTGGTCCACGGTGAAAGTATTGGTATTGGTGTTCGGGGTGTTGGTGATGTTCGAGTCGCCCGTGCCTGCGGTGATGTTGCGATTCGTGGTCAGCGTCGGATCGTAGAACTGAATTGGCTCGTTGAAGTACATGAGCGCCACGCCGAAGGGAATCGACGCGGTGATGGTGGTTCCCGAAATGGCCGAGACCGTCCCGATTACGCCGTTGCCTGCCGTCTGCAAGAGCATGTCGAGGAACGTGCGGAATTGAGCCATCTGGTTCTTCACTTCGCGCTTCGCCGCGTTCTCGATGGCCTTGGTATCGGCGTTGGTGGCGTACTCGACCAGCTTAGTGATTTCGCAAGCGTCACGGAAGAAGATGGGCGTAACCTGGGCCACATCATACGTGGTTGCCGAACCGCGCCCCAAGTCTCCGCCATCCATGTTGACCTGCCCGGCCTTGCCGCCCGGACGAATTTCGAGAGGCAAGCGCATGTTTCTGGACGACACTTTCTCGACATCGCCGCGCTGTTGGATCATGGTCAATAAGATGTCGTCCCGCTCGTAGAGCAGCGGCAACTTGTCTCTGACCTTTTCCAACTGGAGTGCGACTGTTTGTGCATTTTGGCCCTGCGACATACGGTTATCTCCTTGTGTCGCGGAACGGTGTCGAGCCGAGCGTTAAAAGTCGAGAATCTGATCCGGGGTCATGCCTTTCTTTTTCACTTCCTCGAGCGTCAGCGTCGGCTTTGTCTTTCCGCCGGCCGTTGACCCTCCACCCAGGTCCACCCTGCTTGCACCGTTCTTCGCGCGATCTGTTGTGTCCTTCGCTCCTGCTACCACGGATTTGGTCCAACTGCCGACCACGCTTTCAATCACGCCCGGCAGAGCCAAACGCGCGTGCCGCATGGTCAAATCAACCAAGTCTTTCTGCTTGCCGATCAGACCCTTGGCCTTGATGCTGTTGCCCTGCGCAATGTACACCGGGTTCTTCATCAGATTCGCGTTGAGGGCTTCCCAAATCTGAGACTCCATCGTTTGCTTCACCATCGGATTGACGTTCGGACCAAACACGGGCCTGCCATTCACCCTGAAATCCCCTAACGTTTTGGAGATTTCCGACTTGATGGACGTTCCGTATTCGGCGTCGGCGGCATTGACCACCGCATCCTGCTGCGATTGGTTCCACGTCTGGTCGCGCTGGTCGAGTTCCTTGGCTCGTTTCGCAAGCTGCTCGGCTTCGGGGTTCGGTTGGCGGCTCTTGCCTTTGTCGAGGCCCAAACGTGCGCCCCAGCCCAAAAGCTGCTTCACTGCTTCGTCTAGCCCTTGGCCCGACTGCAACGCCTTGGCAATGTTCCCGAGGTAGGCGTCGAAATTCTCTCGTCCGAGAGCCTCGCGTGTCACCTTATCGAGCACGTTGACGTAGCCTTGCGGGTCGCGCTCTTGCATCACGCCCAAAGTGGCTTCCACCTGGTCGTAGACGGCCTTTTGCGTGACCGGCAACTCGTGCGGACCTTGCCCGTCGTACCACTCGTTCGCCAGCGATTTCCGTTCCTCCGGCTTGCCGCCGAAGAACACCGAATCCACCTGGTCGAGCTTTGAGGCGCGGGTTGCGATCTGTTCGAGCGGAGCGATGCCGCCATGCATCTGCACGATTTCGGCTGCCTTGCGGGCATCCGCTACCGTACCGAATTGGCTGACCAGCTTCTGATTATTGTCGTATCGGTCCCACAGGCTATTGAGCTTCGGCGTCGATGCGAAAAGAGATTTGAAATCATCAATTGAAAGTTCGGAAGGTGTCGCCTCTGCTGTTTTAGTTCCTGCGGCCGGTGTAACTTCCGCTGTACTTGACGCGACTCCCTCGTCCCCGGCAATGCCAAGGATTTGGTCGTCGGTCAGAAGTGCGCCTGTGCTTTCTCCCGTACCGCCGTCTACGCCCGAGGACGTAGCTGGAGACGATACTGGAGGAGCAACGGACGCCGCTCCTGCGCTGTCTAGCGCTCCTACTTGCGACGATGACATCTATTCACCTCTTCTACTGCTCCTGCCCTTGGACAGGAATCTCGTTAGTCAACTTTCTCAATTTCCGATTCGTCATAACCCAGACCGAGCGTACCTCCGTCAGGGTCAAACGAGGCAGAGTGAGAGTTGAACTTAGAAACGGCAGCGAGCATCAGCGTCTGTAGTTTTTCAGGGCCGCGCTGATTGCTTATTCGGACTCCGAGAACCTTTTTGCTCTCCCGGTTGAAAATGTAGAAAATATGAGAGGTAGTAAGTCCTCCGTCGGAACCGTACACGACGAATAATGCCTGACCATCAACCTCGTACAATTCTAAGCCGTCATGTGGGACTAGCTCGAAAGCGTCCGCGAGTGGGTCTCTTATTTGCTCGTGACAATGAGGACAAATCATCATGGTTCTCTCCTATCCGTTCTGTGGCGGCGCTGACCCTTCGTCTCCATCCGGCTCTTTGCTCGCAGCGCCCTGAACTGCGGCGGCGGCAATCTGCGGTGCGGCGGCTTGCATTGCCTTCATCTGTACCATTTGCTCGTGCATCTGGTAGTGCAGCTCGATAGCCTGATACGCTTGCGGATTCGTTGCTTGCGCCGTCTGCCCGTCGTCCGAAGAACTCCAGCGCGTAATCTCGTCCATTTCGACTTCGTGACGGTCCAGGATGCTGACCGGCAAGGGAACCGGCAGTTGCAGCATCGATTCGATCTCGCGCAACTGCTTGGTGCGGCTATCCTCGTTCGGGATGCTGAATTCATCGAGGCCCAGGATGTTCTTCACGAGTCCCACGTTCGCCGCGTCGCCCAGCATGGCGTTAATCTCGGGATCTTGGAGTTGCAGCAGGTTCTGAATCACGTTCTGCTTCTGCGCTCGCAAGCGGGGATACGTTTCGTCCGCGTCGGCTCGCGCCATCGTCATGCCCTGCAAGTCGGCAATCTTGATGATCTGCGATTGAAACTCGCTGTTCTCGCCGGGCAAGACTCGTTCCACGTCCTCGGGCTCGTTGTCGCGGAAACATTTCACCGCGCCCTGCATTATCTCGGCGTACATATTCTTGAACGTGTTCCAGGGGGTCGAAAGGCGCCCTAAGCTCATATCCCGCGCCTGCGAGTAGGCTTTGGCCGTCTTTACGTCATCCATCGAGCCGCCGAATACCGCCGCCGTGACGCCCGTGACCAGTTGGAACATCGGACCCATCAGCTCTTGCAAATACTCGAACAGCTCCGAAGGCACCACTGCGGCGTTGGGCTGAAAGAATCCCTGTGCGAGCGTAGAGCCTGCCCTAGGCCGCGCCGGAACATGAACGCCAGGCTCAATCGTGCGTTGGGTCAGCGCCTCGAAGTCCAGCACTTCAGGATCGGCATAGACTGGAGGGATGCCGTACTCGAAAGCCTCAATCGCCATGTTGCCGAGCGTGTTGACCTGATCCTGAATCTCCAGCGAAGCTTCCCCGACGGCCGGGCGCGACTGTCCATCCCCAGGGAGGGCGTGCATCACGCGCCAGTGGTCACTCATTGCTTCGTTTCGGCTCTCGCAATACGTCTGGCCCGCGAAAGCGCAATAACAGCCATCGGGGAAAATCGCCTTCAGCTTGTCCTTGGCCGGGTTGCCCTTATCGAGCGAGTCAAACGCCCAAGGCCGAAGCCAAGTCTGAGTGTAAGTGCTGAGGTTATACATAACATCGCCAGGGTGAAGGACCGGAAGTCCTTGCGCCACTGCAAGCCGCGTGGCCCTTCCATATACGTCCTCCGCGTTCATCGGAGTATTCGCTTCAATCTTGTCGGCAACGTGCGGGTACGCCGCTTTGAGCTTGCCTTTGTGAACCTCGAACTGCTTTTGCAGCCAGGGGAATTCCCAGAAGTCGTTGCACCACGGCGGGGTGGCGAGCTCAAGCGAACCGTAGAAGTCTATGACGACTTGCCCTTTCGGCATCGCTACAGGCTCGCCATTCACCGGAACGGGGACGCGGGGAGCGGGCAGGAAGTTCTCGGCACCTAGAGGCGAGCCGCAGTTGAAGCAAGTAGGACTTTGATCCATCGACGCAGCCTGCCCCGGCGCACCAGAGGCGAACATGGCGACAGGAGTTGTTTGCGAGCAATTAGGGCATTTAAAAGAGTCCTCTCCCATAGGAGAGAATCCCTCTGTGATTTGCGGCATCTGCTTGGTGCCAAATCGCTCTTTGTCACAGACGTATCGCCAGAACGCGCCAATCTTTCCGTCGGTCCACAACAGCCGGGCCACGCTAATCATTTTTTGCGAGATGTTGTTTTGCTCTTCGATGAGGCCGGCTGCATTTGAACATGCCTTGGCGGCTGTAATATCCTCGCTTCGGTTGAGCGATTGAGGGAAGAAACGCACCGTCGGTACCTGAGAACCGAATACAGCGATAAACGCCAGTCCGAAAGGCTGATAGACGTTGATGACGTAGTTGTAGCGCGGCTGCTCTTGCGCGTCTTTGTCGTCCTCCGTCTGCCATCCGCCTTGGTACGGCAACTTCCAGTCGAACGAGTCCCAGTCGAACCAGAGGTATTGCTTCCCCTGCCAGTAATAGCGGGCGCGCCTGGTTTTAAGGATTTCGTGCCGACGTGACACCAGCCCTTCAATGCGGAACTGGTCGATGAGTTGGCGCAGCGCATTCTGCAAGTCCTCCGGTAACTGCTCGTTATTGGGACCGTACGGGCCTTGCGGTTCGTTCGGAGATTCTAGCGGAGCAACGCTCCCGTCGTTGGGCTTGCCGCTGATTCCGCCGGTTGGGGCGATCGGGGCCATCGAGCTTTGCAGGCTCGTTGTTGAGTTCGGCGCGGTTCCCATTATTTAGGACGAACTATTCTCCTTTTTTGTTTTTATTCCCCGCCAGAATCAGCGGTATTCGACATGCGCCACTTGCCGCCTTTCTTCTCGATCTTGACCACGGCGCCCGGTTCTTCGGTCGTTCCTTCCGAGTAGAACTGGTGCGGCTCGCCGTTGATGATCGACCGCGCCGCCATCAGTCCGCAGGAATGGCTGACTCGCACATGCGCCTTATCGGGCTCGGCCTGGGCTTGCTTCATTGCCGCCATCAGGCCTTCCTCGAAGCGGTCGAACCATTCCTCGTAAGACTCGCCTTCGGGAATCGGCTTATTCCCGTGCTTGATGTAGTACTCGATGCGGTCCTGAGCGCTCTCCTTGGTGTGGCCGGAGAGAAAGCCAACATCCCACGGGTCCAAGTTCTCGTCGGCCGTGGACTTCATGCCAACCTTGTCGGCTATCGCGTCCGCCGTCTGCTTGGACCTCAGCATCAGCGAGTGCTTAATGCTGCCAATTGGGAAGTCAGCGAGAAAGCTGGCTGTCTCTTTCGCTTCCTTCTGACCGTCGGCAATCAGCGGCAAATCAAAGCGCGTGCCCTTCAGCTTGCTCTCGGCGTCCGAATTGCCATTGAAGCTCGTGGCGCCGTGACGCGCGAGGAACACGGTGGGCCTACTTATTTGATTCATGCTCCACTTTGTAAAGAGCTATCGCATCGGTAACGGTCTGCCCTCGACGCGGCTGAACGGGGAAGAATATGGCTTCGTTCAGCGGGTCGTTCGGTCCGGTTGATTCAAGTGTCGGAATTAGGTCGAAATTGAAGCACTCGGGGTCTGCGAAGATGATGAGCGTTCCCTTTTTGACCTCGATTGCGTCGGCTTGCTGCGTCTGCCCCGGCACCGAAATCTTGAAGAACGGCAACGCCGCTAACGACTTGATTGCATCACGTCTGTCCATCAAACCACCTTCCTTTCAGGTGCAGCTACTAGACTTAACCGCTCAATCGCCCGTTGCTTCGACAACTCCGACTGCCGCTGCAAATACGTCTGCATCGTGCGCGACGGCCCTTGACGCTCGGGCGGCTTCTCCACGGCTGCTTTCTGGTCCGGTATGAGCTTGGCCATCTCAGAGGCTAGGCTGATAGCTTCCGCTGCAAGTTTGCGCTCGGCATCCAACTCTTCGCGGAGTCTCAGGGAGGCCTCTTGCAATTCCCTGACGTAGCCGCGCTGAACGCCGAGCTCTTCCTTGAGGAACTCTAGCAGCCTATCCTTCGAGCTTTTCCACATGCTAATTTAGGACCTTAACAGTGAGCCCCTGCAAGGTGAGAGCTGTGCCGTCGGTTCCTGTGGTATGAACGTAGATAACATTGATTCTGGCGTCATCTGCTAGGTTTAGGGAACCCACCGCGCTGACGACCGCTGAATCACTACCCGCAGCCGCCGAGCCCGCTCCGGCCGTGGCAATGTTTGTCACGCCAATGCCATTGATAAACCCGCCTACCGGGATA